TGGCAAGAAGCTTTGCAAGAATACTCTTGGACTGTTGGATGTCGGACATAGGTGCCTCAATTCGTTGCACTTATACTACCAAGCCCAACCCATCTTGTCAATGGGTTGGGCTATAAGCATTACTTATACTTCTGTTACCTTGCTAAAGTTTTTAACTTTTTCAAACTGAAGAACCTTTTCAAACTTATCATTCAGTACATCTCCTTTATGTGATATCACAAATACATTGGTGTCACTATCTATACCACGAATAATTTTGAGGAAATCTTCAGTTCCAGCTGTATCAAGTGAGCTATCAAATACTTCGTCAAGAATTAATAAATTTGTACTAGCAGAATTTTTAAGCTTAGCAACAGATCTCCAAGTGAACATCAGAGATAAATCAATTCGCATTTTTTCTCCTTCAGAAAAAGAGCTGTAACTAAACTCATCACGAAATCTAGATTTAATAGTTTCTTCAAAATTTTCGTCTAAGTTAAAGTTGACATAGAAGTCCATTAACTGAAGATATTTGTTAATGAGTTGATTCATCACAGGAAGATATTTTTTGATGATCTTTGATTTGATTCCAGTGTCTTTTAGTAGTGTAGATACGATTTCATAATAAGTCTTATTGGCTTTCATTTTGTCAACTTGTTTCTTTAGAGTAACACCCTCAGAAGCTAGGGTAGTTAACTTTTGTTTTTCAATAGCAATGTCTTTATCAGACTCAGAAATTTTTTGAATTTCATCTTTCAGAGAATCAATAAATTTAGTTAGACTTTTGCAGTTATAATTTTGACTTGCAATTTTAATATTCAAGTCATTGATATCATTCAGAATTTTTTGTGACTGTTCAATAATTTCCTGTGCTTTCTCGATCTCTGTTTCTACTTCAGAAATAGCAGATTCCAATTTAGTAATCTCCACGTTACATTTGGAGATATGAGTTTCCTTTACTTCTTCAGTTAAATCTTGATGACAGGTTGGACAAACATCATTGTCATTGTAGAAACTTATGTTACTCTTGTGATCAGTTAATTTGGTTGAAAATTTAGTTTTATATTTATCTAATTCTTTAATATTTACTTTAGGTAGTTGTGTAAGCTCATCATTTTTAGCAACTAATTGTAGACATAACTCATCGTACTGCTCATTGCATTCTTTGATCTGCTGTTCGTAATCTAATATTTGTTGATTCTTTTCATCAATGCTTTTTTGAGACTGTCCTGCAATATAATCAATATGATCTTTTTGCATTTTAACTTTTTCTTTTAGAAAATCAATCTCAGTCTCAAATGTCTTGATGTTATCATTATTAGTTTTAATTCTATCTTTCAGGATAACATTCATCGTAGAGAATATACGAATATCCAAAAGATCTTCAATAACTTCTCGACGGTGTGCTGCAGGAAGTTGCATGAATGGAACAAATGTACTAGATCCCAAGATTACAATCTGAGTAAAAGATTTGTAATTTAATTTTAGGATATTTTGCTCCAGATACTTTTGTTGATCTGATGCAGCAGCTACTTGGTCTAGGATTTTACCATCAATCCAAATTTCAAAAATATTTGGCTTTAGACCTCGGACAATTTTATATTGTTTTGAACCAATACTAAATTCTATTTCTACTTTACAATCTTTCTCATTGATTGAATTGATAAGCTGATTTTTATTTACTTTACGAAAAGATTTATTAAATAAAGCAAACACAATGGCTTCAATTACAGTACTCTTACCAGCACCATTGGATCCAATGATTAGAGTGGTATTGGTGTCGTTTAGATTGATAGTGATGGGAGTATTCCCTACAGCAAGAAAATTTGAGTACGTTACAGACTTAAATAAAATCATAAGAAACAGTATCAGGAGGAATTACGAAATCGTCAGGGGTTATTACACAGTAATTATATCCAAAATTCTCACAGGCAATGACAGCATCCTCTTCTTCAATTTGCACTAGCTGCATTTCAGGAAAACCATCAGCTTCAAGAAGGCCAATATAACGAAGAGCATCATCCTCGTCAACAAACATTTGCAAAACTTTACTTCCGTCAGAAGTCTCTACTGCGTATGCTCCTTCTTCTTTTTTGTCCTTGAGAGTTAGTATATACATTACTGAATTTCAGAAGCTTCCAGGTAAATAGATTTTATGATAGATTTCAATTGAGATTTATCATGATTATTTTTCATATCTTCTATATATCTCTGTAGAGTGGTTAGGGTATCTTCATGCTCTAACATTTCATCATCATTTTTATCCAGCAGAATTTGAGTATCTTCAATAATCTTTAGATCATGTACTCCGATGGTATAAAATTTTTCAATTACTTTATCAAAAGTATATGAATCAGTTTTCTCTTCTACAATTACTTTAACATAGCTATCTGCATATTCTGATATATCTACTTTTGTATAATCATGCTTAGTATCATCATAATAAAATTTATTAAACATTCGATATGGATTACGAATAAATTTTAATTTTCTAGCATCCAGATCATATAGATGAAAACCTCTCTCTTCATTGTAATCACTCCAGGTCATTTCATAAGGATTGCCAAGATAGTAAATATTATCACTTCTAGATTTGTGGTGAAAATGACCCGAGAATACTCGTTTAAATTTGGAAAATATATCTCTATCTAATCCACCCTCAAACATATGTCCTGGATGAGCTTCAAATCCATTAATTTCAAGGTGTCCCATCAATACTTCTGATTTAGTATTTTCTAGGTGATTCATCACTTTAAACTGGTTTTCCGAATTAATCCATGGAACCATTGTAATAGTATTGCCTAGAACATCAATATCACAAATCTCATCGTATACAGTGATATTGTCGTATGAATGCAATAGTAATTGGGGAGTATTTACACGATTAGTATTTTTATAATATGCTGTGTGATTACCGACAATCATATGAACTTGAATACCAAGTTCTTGTAGTCGATCATAGTAATGTTTTTTAATACGATCCCATGCAAGAAAGTCAATAGCTTTTCTGTTATCAAAGGTATCTCCAAGATCAAACAAAATCTTGATATTATTTTTTTCTAATGTTGGAAAAAATACATTATCGTAGAATTTTAGAAAAAATTCCCAGAATGCCTGAGAACCTTTTCTTCCGTCTAGATGCTGATCGGTAATAATTGCACTATTCATCGGTTGTTACGATATTCAAGATTTTCTTTAATGCTATTCATATCAGACATATTGAAACCCATAATATTATCATCTGCAGCAAATACTTCGTCAAACCCAGATCTTTCTAGTAATTTAGTTTTAACTTCTAGCTGTTTCTTTTCTTTTTGAATTCTGCGAAGAAAAGCAAAGTAAATGATCTGTGTAAAATATGCAAAAGGATTAGTAGATTTCTCTGGATCAAAGTTATCAATATACTGAAGACAGTTTTCTATACCATCACAGATCATATCATCCTTAAACATGTAATTGACAAAATTAGGACGATATGATAGGTGAGTGGCAATCTTTAGAAAACATTCTCCAATATAGTTGGGAACTCTTGGCTTTTCCCTACCTTCTTCTCTTGATAATTTAACTTCTTTACGATAAACCATTAAGGCATCTAAGAAGTCCTTGTTATTTACATAGTGTTCTTTTTTCTTCATTAAAGGATTTGTTTCTGATGATACCAGTATAACACCTTACCTTAAAGTTGTCAAGGGGTCAGGGGGGGGGTTGACAAGACCCTGGAATGTGTGTATAATAACTCTGTCAGGGTTCAGAAATTAGTTCTTTAGAGTACTTAGAGACCTTAAGAATCAATATTGAGTTTAAAAGACTTCTCTAGAATCTTTCTAGCTTCTTCAATTTTATTTTTAAATCCTAATTCCTTATCTAGTGATACTCTATTGTTATCTTCTTTATTAAGGTATTTTTTTAGAGTGCTACGATAAAGAGTTAGGATTTTATTATCTGCTTCTCCAACTGTAAATACTTTATTCTTTTCAATAAAGAAGATATCTTCCATGGAGAATTTAATCCAGGGTCTCATATCAACTTTATACATTTCTCCTGATGGAGTTGAAAAGGGTTCTACAGTAATTTCAAATGGATTCTCTACGATAAATCCATCTTGTTCTTCGCATGGAACTACACTGCCGACTAGTTCAGTTCCATCTACTAATTTGATGATTCCATAAAATTCATTCATTTTCGTTCTGTTTAAAATTTACTGGAATTATTTCATACTCAAAATTTTCTTCAGAGTAAGTTTTAATTCTTTCTACTAAGTGATTTAAAGTGTAATTTCTTTTTTCTCCTTTTGAGAAATCGTCTGCAATGTCAAATAATTTTGCTTTTGATTTATTTTCTCCTTTTCGCAATACTCTTCCGATTGACTGGAGATTTCTAACTCTTGATTTACTAGGGGAAGCAAAGATAATGTTATGTAGATTTCTAATGTTAATACCAGTAGAAAAAGTACCGTAAGAAGCAATGATGATGGCATTTGATTCTTCTTCTGTGAGTTTTCTTATTAATTCTCTTTCTTCTGTATCTACTCCACCATAAACAAAAAATACTTTTCGTTCTTCACCTACATCACTATTTATTATTTCATGAAGTATCTTGCCATGTTTTTCTACCATAGCAAACAGAATTAAAGTGTTTCCTTCTTGATTAATGGCTAATTTTTTTATGTAATTATTTCGTCGTTCATGGCGACAAATGTAATCTATTTCTTCTTGATACGACTCAAATGACGAATATCCATGTTGTAGAAGAAGAATGTTAATTTTGAGGTTTGACAGGTAGCCCTTGTCTATCAATTTTTTGGTCTTAATAACCTTGTTAACAGGACCGAATAACCCCTCTAAAACGAGTTGATTTGTGCTTGACCCATCCAGAGTACCAGTGAACCCAATTCTAAACTTACAATTATGCAGTTTTGTCATGATAGACATTAGAGACTTAGCTTTGAATTGATGAGCTTCATCTCCAATTACAACATCATACTTTTCAAAGAATGCTTTGGACAATTTATAAATTGATTGCCAAGTAGTAATAGTTACATTTTTATTAGTCTGTTTTATTTTTCCTGCATAAATTTTGTGTGCATCATCTCCCCAACCATAATCTTGAAAATCTTTAGACAATTGTTCAACAAGAGAAGTAGTTGGAGTGATGATTAATACATTCATTCCTTTGTCAGTATAATATCTAACAATGCAATAAATCATTAGAGATTTTCCTGATGCAGTTGGAGATAAAAGCAACTTACGATGGTTTCTTAGTGCTTCGTAAATTGCTTTGTATTGGTAATCTCTTACTTTGAATGGAATTCCTAATGTCTTGACATAATCTACTAATCCTTCTGGAGTAATCTCCTGATTGGAATCTTTAGGCATTCCATAGAATTTATTATCTTTGTCAAGATAAGTATATCCTCTAATGCATAACCATTCTACTAAGTAATCATATAATCCAACATATATGAGACCTTCGTGTGGACTGAATAAACGAATTTTTCCATCCCACAATCTATTTTTATATTGAGGCATGAATTTTGCATTGGGAACATCAAAAGTAAAATACTCAGATAATTCGTATTTTATATGAGGTTCACATTCTACAGACAAATAAACTTCATTTTTCTTTTGAATAATAACATCTGCCATTAAATACTTCCTTGCATAAATTTTTGCCATTCAATGCTATTTTTAATTTGAAATCCCCTAGTATTAATATTACTCAGAATACTTTCAAGTAAAAACATCATCTCCTTATAATAATTTAGTTTATTTTGTAATGACTGAATTTCTTCATCTGATTCAATATAAAGCTGAATATCTTGCTTCAAGATTTTTAAATCAAATGGTTTTTCTTTATATACTTCTGTGCCTGCTTTGCCAGTATAATACTCAAACTTTTCTCTGAGCATTTTTTTGTAATCTTGTTCTCTCTTGATTTTAATCAATCTTACATCGGAAAGAAAATTTAAATATTTGCTATGTAATTGAGGAATTTTAATAGACTCTTGATCTAATAAATCTTCATCCATTACAGAGTCTTTTTTCCATTCATTTTTAATAAAGTCAATGTCGATCATAATTTCTTGTCATTAATATCGTATATATCATATATAGTATACTTAAAATTGGCTGAAACTGTAAAATATTGAACGTCAGTAGATGTAGATTCAAACTTGAGTGGACCTATATCTGTAGGAAATACATCCTTAAAAACTACTTTAAATTTGTTTTTGAAGTTGGAATCTAGAATGAATAATACAGCATCACTGTAAGTTTTATCTTCTAGATCTTCTCCAGGAAGTTCTGAAATATCTTGTAAAGAATATGGATGACCTAGTTTTCTAACCCAATTATGGAGAGTAATATAATTACTCATATTTTCTTCAACAATAAATTCAATATTTAAATCTTCAAAAGAAATTTCGTCACCTGGATGTGGAATTGCATTAAATCTAGTTGATTGAGTTGCTACTGATAATGTAATTCCAGGAATATTAGCAGACTGACAAAAGAAAGATACCTTTGGATATTTAATTAACTGAAATTGAAATCCTATTCCAGTTAAAAAATTAGAAGGACAACCAGAGTTGTTTATAAAATTAGCTGTCATGGTTTTTATTTATATTTAGATAAAAAAAGAGGGTCCGAAGACCCTCTGAGAGATATGTGAACGATGGATCACATTAGGTTGATGACTCTGGTTCTTCTGTAGTAAACGTTGTCGTTTGCCTGTAGAGCACCAGAACGCTGGGTTAGACCGCCTGCGAATGGGTTTGCAACCATGCCGTAACGGGTCTTGAAGCCAATCTTAGGCTGGAAGGTGTCCTGACCGATAGAACGAACCATCTGGAGAGGAACGTAAGGGCAATAGAAGAGACCTGCATCGTATGCGTTGGTTCCCTTATAACCCATTACATAGTAGTGATCGTTAGAGATGTTTGCTGAATATGGGTCAACATATACCTTGATACGACCATTGATTGTACCAGCTAGAGTTGATACGGTGTCGTCTGGGGTATCGTTAGGGTTGAGTAGTGGGGTGTAATCCATTACCTTAGCAGCAGCTAGAGCACTTGCAACGTCTGCAGAGCAAACGATGAAGTTACCCTTTCCTCTACGAGTCTCATGACCGATTGCGTTTGCATCACGCTCAATCTGGAATAGTAGACCCTTGAACTTCTCAACTGACCAACGACCATTGGAGTCAACGTCGAGGTCGAAAGTACCAGCGTTAGCTACGTTATTCTGAGCACCAGGCTTAGCAGTTACGTAGATGGTACGAACAACTTCACGGTTGATTTCAGTTAGAATCTCTGAG